AGTATGAGCATGAAGAGCGCCTGATTGAGCTAGGCATCGAGAAGGCCAAGCTGGAGTTGGCTGAGATGGAGCTATATGCAAAAGCTGCACAGTCCGACGCAGAGAACATCACCGACCGCTGGAAAGCGGATATGTCTAGCGATTCGTGGCTGTCAAAGAACATTCGACCCATGAGCCTGATTGCCATCTTCTGCGGCTACTTCCTGTTCGCCATGATGTCAGCTTTCGGCTACAACGCCAATGAGAGCTACGTGACCCTGCTAGGTAATTGGGGTATGTTAATCATGGGCGCTTACTTTGGTGGACGTACTGTCGAGAAGCTGGCAGAAATGAGGAGTTCAAAATGAGCCTAAGTCAAGAACAAGCAGCTTTCCTGCTGGATTTTTGCAAGCTGGTTGAGTACGCTACCAATAGTGGTTTCATGGTCACAGGCGGGGAACTAGCACGCACTCCAGAGCAGCAGGCCATCTACTTCAAGACAGGCCGCAGCAAGACCATGAATAGCATCCATCTCAAGCGTTGCGCTGCTGACCTCAACTTCTTCCGTGACGGCAAAATCATCTGGGACAAGGGCATCCTGGCCCCACTAGGCGCATACTGGGAAAGCCTGCACCCCAAAAACCGCTGGGGTGGGAACTTCAAGTCCTTGGTAGACTGCCCGCATTTTGAGCGAAATGTGTAGCGGCTTGACCCGGAGGGGTTCGGTGTGGTAGAATATATATTTCGCTCCGACTGTGAGGTGATGGCATGACGACCGCTGCGGTAATGACGTACGACAGTTTGGTCGAAAATGTACAGTCGTACCTCGAACGCTCCGACGCCGGGACCATCGAGAAAATTCCGCTTTTCATCATGCTGTGCGAGCAGACTCTTGCGGCGGACATCAAGTTTCTCGGAAATCTGACGGTCAACACCAGCACTATGGTCATCGGGGAAGCCACCATTACCAAACCGGCGCGGTGGCACAAGACCGTGTCCATGAACGTCACCGTAGCGGGCGAGCGGTTCCCGGTGCTGCTCAGGAAGTATGAATACCTGCGCGAATACTGGCCCAGCCCGACCGAGACCAGCAAGCCCGAGTTCTACTGTGATTATGATTACAACCACTGGCTCGTGGCTCCCACCCCGGCGGCGGCATATAATTTTGAAGTACTGTACTACGAGCGCCTTCAACCGCTGGACTCCAGTAACCAGACCAATTGGTTCACCATCTACGCGCCCCAAGCGATGCTCTACGGCACACTGTTGCAGTCAGCTCCTTTCCTTAAGAACGACCAGCGCCTACCGATGTGGAAGGCCCAGTACGACGGCATTATTCAGACGCTTAAGTCAGAAGATGTAACCCGAATCGGAGACCGTCAAGCGACGGTGCTTGATACATGACCAGCTTCAACAGCCCCTTTACCGGAGACGTCATTCAGCCGACTGATGTCTCTTTTCGTGCTATCACCCTTACTGCGACGACGCAGCTCTCGTGGCCCATTAACGGGAACGCGACAGATAATTATGCGGCGCGGATCATGGAGGTGTATCTCACCAACACCGCCTACGATCTTTACATGCCACCGGCGAACCAGACCTCAGTCGGCACGGATGCACTAATCCGAAACACCGGCACGGTAGCGCTTGATGTGAAAGACTATCTTGGTGTCAACACCATCGTAACCATTAGCCCCGGGCAGTCGCAGTACATTTACGTTACCACTAACGCCACGACGTCCGGCACGTGGGGTATCATCGCGTTTGGCATCGGCTCCTCTGGTGCTGATGCGGCTACTCTCGCCGGGTACGGACTGGTAGCGATTACGACCACGCTTAACCAATCGCAACCGGTAAGCACTTTTAGCAGCAACTACACGGCGCTGACCTCGGATCGGGCGTCGGTCTACGCTTGGACCGGCGGCGCGGGCACTCTGACCCTCACCGGGGCGACCACCCTTACCAATAGCTGGTTCATGATGGTCCGGAATGCGGGGACCGGGACTCTCACCGTCGCGGCCAGTGGTGGCGACCTTATCAACGGGTCTTCCACCATCTCGATGCAGCCCGCAGACTCTTGCGTCATCTGCTGCTCGGGAACCGCGTTCTATACTGTTGGACTGGGTCAAGTATCTAATTTTAACTTCACCCAACTCACATACCCAGTAGTGTCGGGCACTTACACACTGACCAGTGCCGACGCCGCCAACGTTATACAAAAGTATACTGGGACTATCACTGGTAATGTCACCATCGTCGTGCCACAGACGGTGCAAGTGTACTACATTCAAAATGCTACCTCGTCTAGCGGGTCGTATACCGTAACCATCACCACGGGCGTGGCGGGCTCGTCTAGTGCCACAATCGCTTCGAACCAGCAAGCGACGCTGATCTGCGACTCTATTAATCTAGTAAACGCTAACACCGTCCTAGCCGGGTCATCCTCCATTGGACTGATTAACGGCACAGTGTCCGCACCGGCCTTGTATTTTGCGTCTGAGTCTAATACTGGGGTATACAGAGCAGGGACCGGGCAATTTAATATCGCCGTCCTAGGCGTCAACCTTCTCTCTCTCACCGCCACGGGACTCACTATATCCGGTGCTGGTACGTTCACCGGCGGCATATCGGGTGGCACTTTCGTATGAGCCTTAAAGTATTTTCTATCGACACCCTGGCTGGTATCCAGCGCGATGGAACGATATTCGACAAGAACTTCTACACCGACGGCAGGTGGGTGCGATTCCAACGCGGTCGACCAAGGAAGATCGGTGGATTTAGAGAAATATCCGGGGTGTTCACCGGTCCAAGTCGCGGCATATGGGTCAACCCGATCGACAGCTACACCACGGTGTACAGCGGCTACAATTCGGGTCTGCAATCGGTAGATTTAGATAGCAATGGGGTGGGCTCGAGCGTCACTAACTACACACTTAGTAATTTCACCGCCAGCGACAACAACCTGTGGCAATTCGACGGGTTTTACGACTCTTTTAACGGCGGGATAGCGAGCCTCTTGGCACACCCCGGCCAAGATCTCAACGCGATCGCGAGCACCATTAACACCCCAGTGCTGATTGGCTCGATATCGGGCACCACACTGTCGGCCATCGGGGTATTCACGATAGCCGCCACACTGGCGTCGACGACCATAGTGACTGTAGCATCAACCGCGCAAATCGGAGCTGGTCAGTCAGTTAGCGGCACTGGGATCCCATCGGCGACCACGGTGGTGTCTGTTACCAACGCGACCACTTTTGTGATATCTGCCGCTGCTACGGCAAGCGGTGCGTCGACTCTTACCATCGACAATAACATATCCGTATCGGGTGGCGTGGTCGCCCTGCACCCGTACATATTCGTGTACGGCAATAACGGCTTTATTAAGAATTCTGCTGCTGGGAACCCGAATGACTGGGTTAGCGCCGACGCGAATGAGACCAACGTGGCCGCAGGCAAGGTAGTGCAGGGCTTCGCTGTCCGTGGCGGCTCGAATGCCCCATCCGGCCTTTTTTGGTCCACTGACTCTCTGATTCGTGTATCGTATTTCGGGGGCCAAGGTACTCCAGCCCAGTATTGGCGGTATGACATTGTGAGCTATGGTACTACCATTATGTCCAGTCAATCCGTCGTTGAATACGACGGCATATACTTTTGGGTCGGTGTCGATCGATTCCTGCTCTACAACGGTGTCGTTAAAGAAGTACCTAACGACATGAATCAGAATTACTTCTTTGATAATGTCAACTACTCCCAGCGCCAGAAGGTATGGGGGACAAAAGTAACTCGATTCGGCGAGATTTGGTGGTTCTTTCCATCCGGCGATTCGACCGAGTGTAACGACGCCATCATCTACAACGTTCGCGAGAACGTGTGGTACGACGCAGGCACTTCCGTCGGTGCTCAACGGTCGGCGGGGTATTATTCCCAAGTGTTCCGCTACCCGGTGTGCGCCGGGTGGGAGACGACCACGCAGACGACTATATTCTCAGTCTCCAGCGTCGTCACATCCGGTAGCACCAAGCTATACTACGGCGCTGTTAATCTCGATGCCCAAATAGGCCAGCTCATAACCGGCACAGGTATCCCGTCCAACACCACGATATCCACCCTGACCACCAACGGGCTCCAAACGCTGGGCGCTATAACCGGCGGCTCGGCGTATACTAACGGCACCTATACCGGCGTGGCCCTAACTGGGGGAAGTGGATTTACCGCCACCGCTAACATCACCGTGTCCGGAGGTGCAGTCACCGCAGTAACGTTGGTCGATAGAGGTGCGGGATACGCGCTGGTGGATACACTCAGCGCCGCTGCCGCGACTATCGGTGGAACCGGAGCCGGATTCTCGGTTGCTGTGTCCGCTCTGTGGGCACAGACGATCACGATGAGTGCCGCAGCCACGGTAAGCGGAACCTACACTCTAGCATTCGGGCAGGTTCCCAATCTCATCAGCCTTTGGCAGCATGAATACGGAACCAACGCCATTCAAGGGCAGTCCGAAGTAGCTATCGAAAGTTACTTCGAGACTAGCGACCTTGGCGTAGTGGCTGGCGGTCCGGCGGAGCCGTCCATGGCTGGTGATAACGTGTGGCTGCATATTGACCGGGTGGAGCCCGACTTCGTGCAGACTGGCGATATGGAGATGTATATCACTGGTCGTCCTTTCGCGCAAGCTGCGGACGTAACTAGTGGTCCGTACACGTTCAGCCCCACCACTGGCAAGATTGACGTGCGCGAGCAGCGCCGCGAGCTTCGTTTAAAATTCCGCAGTAACGTACTTAATGGGGACTACCAACTCGGCAGGATGTTGCTCAACGCGGATTCTGGCGATGTGAGGCCTTATGGCTCTTAATCCACCGCAAATCCCCGACCCTCGATTCCATACTTTCGAATCGTGGGCCTGCCTCATGTGCGAGCTTTATGCGGCTCAAGATCTCGTGATCCCTAATCAGTCGACCGATTGGAGGGAGTGGGGTGATGGGCTGGGTTCTATTGACGTGTTCACGAACGAGGCCATCCCGCGAACCGATCAATACGAGGAGTGGTCCGAATGGGCCATGGCTATGGTGAACGCCGTTAACCCTTCGACCGCGTCGACATAATGGCCGTCGTAGCTAAAGTCCCCTTCAATCTAGTCCACCAGACATGGCCGCTGGTGGAGCGGTATTTTGCTGCCGTCGAGCCGCACACTAAGGGTGACTATACACTCGACCAGATTCGGCTGAAATTAGGCGTAGGCGATTGGTGGCTTATCACCTTCACAGAGGGCGAGACGATCATCGGCGCGATGTCGATGCATTACGAGAACCGGGCCAATGCCCGCGTGGCATTCATCACCTGCTTGGCCGGGGAAGGCATGACCACCGAAGACAACTGGGCACAACTGCAAGACATCTGCAAGAAAGACGGGGCCACCATGATTGAAGCGGCAATGCGTCCGTCCACCTTTCGACTCTGGTCACGGCTAG